ATCAAGCCTATTTTTTTCGTGGGCAGTCATTAGCTTATAATTGTGTTTGTTTTAATACTTAAACCTGTTGAATCAGTAAATAGTGATGAGTAAAGCAAAGCTGAATACTCTCTCTTTTTTAAATCTATTTGATAATCTAATAATACAAAGTCAACAGAGTAATAGCCTATAATCTCATAGTTAAATTTACTGCCTATAAAGTATGAAGCATCAGAAATATATGTACCATCTATTGTAACATTATTTAAACCTACGTTTTTAAGTATATTTGATGTAATAGAACTAAATTCTTGTTTTATGTCTGTATACGATAAACTTTGGCAATATGGCTCTGTTGATTTATAAAATACTCCAGATGCTGGGTTATAGTACTTATCTACTATTGTATTGGTATAACAACTTGTAACAAATAAAGGATTTCTTGTTTTTCCTTCTGATGTCCCTATATCAGTTGGAACATATCTTGTCGCATCCATTATAAATAAATTTGACTTTAAGTCAATAGTTTCATTTGAATTTAAGATACTACCAAACGTAGATGTATATAATTGAGTTGTTGGTAAATTTTGTACATTTGAGCTACCCTTAAAAACCTGCAAATTACAATACTGAACATAAAGCTGAATACTGTCTGGGGCGTTCGCATAAGTATTTATTCTAAAGGGCTGATATTGCCTAATTTTAATTTTTGCTGTATTTGGTATTTCTAAAACTCCCTTAAAATCCCACCATATTCTATCTGAATCCGTAGTATTAAAGTTAGTTGTAGTGTTTAATGGTAAACTTCCAGAAGCACTTGGTATAAAACTTGATTCGAATTTTGAAGTAGCTGAATTATAATAATATTCAACAGGGTTACCATCGTCATCTTTGGTAAGTAATACTAAAGCAACTACTGGTCTTGGTCTTAGGTTATTTTGTGTAGCTCCAGCACCAGCAGCATCAGAAAAGTTTTTTAACCTTCCGTCTGTAAGAGCCGAATATGAAAATGCAACAGTATCCCCTGTTTGTATATCAAATGGTTCACTATCTATAAAATCACCTATGCTAAATCCAGCATTATTCCTACCGACAAATTTTGATGCAAAATCAATCCCTACGGTTTGTGTTTTTATTGTAAAGTATGGATAAAATGGTAATACAGGCATTGAATATTGCTCTGGAACGGTATCAGTAGTAAAATATCTGTTTTCAATACCATCTGGGAATAATGAACCTACTGTTTGATACCAACTATTCAATACAGCCTTTGCTCCTATATATGAAACCGATGACATTGTATAATTCGGAGTGTTAAAGGCAAAAGCGGCTTTATCTTCAATCGATACGTCATTAACTGGATAATTAAACTTTATTGTTTGATTTCTACCAGTATTTTTAAAGTTACTACCCGCATTTAATGTTTCTACAGTATCGTTTTCAACAGTAGTCCCAACAATAGAATAACCAACGTAATCCGTTGTATCATCATAATTGCCTATTAAATATTCAGTAATATTTCTTGATGTATCATTTATTAAATTTTCATAAGACTTTATGTGTATTTTATTATTTTTGTAATATGCTATTAGTCCAAATTGACTACATATTCCAGATAATATATCATAGCAAGTATTATATTTACCAAGTGATTTAAGGAAAGCATTTTTTTGTATATACATTCCATCTAACACCGTTTCAATAGTTTCTGTTCCACCATTTGATGCTCTATATCTATTGTACATAGAATAAGGAAACTCTAAAACTACTTGCTTTGTTATCTTACCAAAATAACAACATCTCATTATCACTTGTTCTAATGAAATATACTCACTAGCATAATATTTTATAAGATTTACTTCTCCGGATGTAAAATTGTAATATTTATTAATCTTCATTAATAAAGTATCAGAAAACTGAAGAGTTAATCTTATTGGAGTTATTTCATTTATAGAAACATCCGTGTTATAAATATAGTGTCCTTGCCAAATAATTTGATATGTATCTACCCCTGTTTTTACCTTTACCTCCAATAGAAAAGTATCTATATCGGCTACAATAAATTCAGTAAAATTAAATCCAGTTGCGTTCCAAATTTGAGTATAGGCATCCCAATTATATGTTACATCATCCCAATTTGCCGGTAAGTCAGAATCGTTTATTACTAAATTTAAAGATGCTTTTGTAGGTATAAATGGTCTGTACCCTGAATCACCGCTACTGTCAGTTTCTATTACAACTGGGCTTCCACCACCATTAATTTCAATTATATCACCAGAGTAATCCTTTCTATATATAGTAGCTACATATTGACCAGGCGTACCCTGAAAGTCATCTGAGAATGGTAAAGTGTATTTAGCTCCGTAACCTGTATATGCCATTAGAAGTAATTTTTTCTATTTTTAGTTGCTCTATCCATTAAGATAACTAAGTCATTCCCACTAATTCTTGTTTCTAAAGAACCTCCCATGTTACCACCACCACCAATAGATCCTGCAATTATTCCTTGTAGTTTATCTAATGGAGCAACTACCTCAGGATTGCTTTTCGCTCCAGGATATTCTCCCATCAATGCGTTTGTTGGGCCTGAGATAATACCACCACTTGCAAATGCTCTAACTCCACCGAAATCACCAGCTGGTTTTTGATCTCCACCACCACCTCCGCCACCTGCTTTAGATGATAATGATCTAACCATTGAACCAACTAAAATTAATGCAGCACCTGCAGCTATAGCCAATCCCGCAGATTTAGGGTCTAATGGATTTTTAAGAGCCTTTCCTAACGCAGTTGCAGCAATACCGGCAGCTAATGTAAGCTCACCTAATTGTACTAATATTGCGCCAATACTACCCAATAATGCTTTACCAGCAGCAGCAGCAACATTACCTCCAGTTGCAAAAGCCTCGCCTATACCACCCATTAATGATGATATTGTATTTACAGCACCATTACTTACTATATCGTTTAATTTTGCATTGAAATCTTCCATTTGCTTTGCAGCATTTTCAGTTTCAGTAGCAATATTAAATTTACTTTTTAAATCCGTTAAACTTGCACCTAATGCACCAATTACAGTATTCAGTCCAGAGAATTGTGCTAAGGCAGGGTTTTCTTTTGCTAATGCTTGGAATTTAGATAATGCATCGGCAGTAGCCTCAATCTCTTGTTTTATTTGTTTACTCTTACTCAGGTCTGCCCCTGAGAAAATATCTATTCTTTTTGATTCTAATGATTTTGCTACCTTGTCAATTTCAGTTAAGAACTGAGTTTGTTTCTTCAAATCCTCTTGCTTACTTATTAAAGCATCATAGGTAGTATTTAATTTTTGTAATTCAGTAACAACATTTTTTACAGCATCGCTATTTGGTTTGTAACCCTCGTCTACTAATGATTTTAAAGCAGACTGATACGCATCTATTTTACCCTTTACTCTTTCTAATTCAGTTAAAGTCGGGTCTAAGTTTAATGCGGTTATGGTATCCCTTAACTTCTTTAATATTTCTTCTATGCCACTAAGACCTGTTTTTGCTGAACCATCAGCCATCCTACTAACATATGCCTCTGTATTTTTACCAATCTCTCCTGTTAATGTTACATTTCTACCATTTAATATATTGGTATCAGTTATAGCATTATTTATTACTTTTTGCTGATTTTCAATATCTTTTTGTATTGACCTTACTTTTATAAATGGGTCTGTTACAGCAGCACCACCACCAGTAACTGATGAACGAAGTGTATTTTGATTTGCCGCAACTTCATTAGCCCTGGCCTCTTCTTTTAATAACTCTGTATTTAGTTTTGTTATTTTAGATTGAGCTTCTAATACTCTTGTTTTATTATCTAATATCCTTGTAGCATTCTCTACTATCTTATCTTTAGCAGCCTCAGCCATTGCAGCCTGAATAATACTATCTCTTAATGTATTATAAGCACCAGAAGCCTTACCAGCAGCAATAGCCTCTGCACTTAAATTGCCTAATGTAGTAGGATATTGTTCTTGTAATTGTTTTGCTGCCTGTAATCTCGTTTTAGTTGAATTTGTTACATTTGTAGCAGCCCTATAAAGAATATCTAAACTTGTAACCTCTTCTAAGGCTGCTTGTTTTCCCTTTAATTGTGATTCTGTTGCATCATCAAGACTACTTCTCCATTCATCAATATTTACTTTATTTTTCTTTACAGCCTGAGAGCTATAAGCCCAAACTGTTAATGCAGCAGTTAGTATTGATCCAAGTAATGATAAAGCAGTTCCAACACCAGCAGATAAGCCAGTAAGTAAAACTAATTGGTCAATTAATATAGGAATGTTGTTTGATATGGCAAGTAATCCCAATCCGAATGACTGAGAAAAGAAACCTGCATCACGAATAACTTGTCCGAAAGCGAAGGCGGCTAACCTTGCTCTACCCGATTTATCATTACTTTCTTGGAATGTCCTATTTAGGGATGAAACAGCAACTGTGGCTTTTTCCGAAGATTCCTTTATTATCTTACCTGTGGCATCTGCATTATTGCCAACTTTGCCCATCAGGCCTTGTACGTTCTTTAACGATGCCTCTAATTGAGATAAGTCAGCACTTATTTTTACCTGAAAATTACTATCCATTATTGTCTAACTTTTTAACGACCTCGTAAAATTCCTCTTTTGTTATCGCCGGTTGTTTAGGTTTTTTTATTTTACCTAAATTATCTGTCCATAAAGGAAGTATTTTGTCAGGGGATTTTTGATCGTTTCTTTTGCCTACATTCGAGTTATATATCATAGATATAATTGTTCGAGTATGCTCCCACTTCTTAGTTTCCCTTTTAATATGCCCATAAGCAAACCTATTATAGTCAGCCCATGTCATATCATAGAATTGGTCGGGGAGAAGTCCTACATCACCTATGGCGAAGTCTAAAACCTCCCCCCAGCCTATTTTTTTGGCGTTTTAGAATTAGATTTTGATGATGCCTCTATTGCTTCATTGGTTTCAACTATACCCTGAGATACTTTAACAGACTCTTCAAATAGTTGAATAATATCTGAAATTTGACTCATAGCCATATCATCTACCCATGCTAAAACATCTTCTTGCGTGAAGTCCTCTACCTCTTTTTTAATGAAGCAATTATTTCTAAGTCCACAATAAACCAAGTCAGCACATAGCTTAATTGGATTCGTTTCGTTAAACTCTGCTACACCAGTACCATTGAGTTTAGAGTATTCCATCAATGCGTAATTACCAAATTTGATACCACGCTTTTTACCACCTAATTCTAATTGAATATAACCTGTCATAATTTTTCTTCGTTAAATAAATGTGGCTATCGCCCGAAGAAGATTAATTAGGATACGGTAGATTGGGTTAATGCACCCGTTCCTTGAAAAGATACGCTGAAACCAGCAGGGCTTTCCATATCAGCAGTTTGGCTGATAGAAGAAATAAATGCGTTACCGCTAAGTTTCATGTCGCCTGAAGTTGCAGTTGAAAATTCCACA